GCTCCAGTGGGCCGGCCGTTGTTACGAACGCGGTTGGGTTACTGGTTGTTCTTTGGAAAAGAACAAGCGTAATCGCAAGACAGTTTCCTGGTTCATGTGAACCATCGAACTTAGTCTTATTACCCCGATACGAGATTCATGTTACTGAACTCGCGTCAGAGGAGAAAAGCTAACTAGAAAATCACTAGCTAACACTGCAGTCGTTACTTGAACAACTTGTAATGACTTGTTAGTCACGGTGGTGTGCGGTCTGGCGGGCTCAAAAGAGCGCAGCGCAGTCGGGCACTTTATCAGCAAGATATACGAGCGGACTCGAAAGAGCAACCGTTGAAGGTGAACCCTGATATATCTTCTTATTCGAATCAACCAAGTAAAATAATATGAAAAATATAAAATTTAAAAATTTTAAATTCTCAATTATTCACGAGGAAGGTTTTCGTAAGGATAAAGAGACCTCGATGATCTCACCCTTAAGCTCAAAAGAGCTTAAGGAGTTCCTTAGAGATAAAGGTTGACGTTTAATCAATCCTATCTTTGGAACTAACAAAACCGTTGCTAAACTTCAATTACTAATGCGTTTTGGGAATTATGTTCATATTCTCGCTAAGAGAAATGGACCCCAATACGCTATCAAGTACCTAAAAGCAGCGCAACTAGCTATTCAGCGATCCATTGCGGGTACACCGGTAAAATCTCTTTCGGAGATAGAACCTGATTACTGTTTTCCAAGATTGAGTCGTTCCGGTTTACCGGTAATGATTCAATTGAAAGACAGACGAGCAATTAGAGGTGGTTCAGTCAAGATCATTAGATTTTGATTGACAGCCTATAATTTGTATCGAATTCTTTCGATGGAATTTAAGCCAAAACTGGCTACAATAACAGACGGGTACCAAGGCGATAATGGTTTCTTATGCGAGGCGGAACAGTGAATGAAACAATTTGTTTCCAATCATTTACCGCGTTTCATAAAGATTCCTAGCCTTAACGAAAATGGACTTCTGAAAATCTGAAAGGCATCAGCAACACAGAAAATAGCGTGACATGGGGCTTACTCCGACTTACTCCTTATGGAGAGTCAAACTCGAAGTGAAGCGTGAAAGGGGAGAACAGTTATCGAGTGAATCGATAGCCTAGTAACTCTCATTAACCCTAAACTGAAAGATCAGTTGGATAAGGTCCGTGAGGTTATTAAATTGAGACCTGTCGACAAAAGTCGAGAGTGAGGGATGAACGAACCTTTCTTAAATGAAAGTATTAATTTAATCCATGCTCAAAATAATGGCCGAAGATTTCAGTGACTCGGTAAACTTTCTCCGAAAGAGGAAGCAGCCGGAAAACTAAGGATCTTTGCGCTAGTGGACGTGTGGTCGCAGAGTGCACTGTATCAGATTCACGAATTATTATTCGCGATCTTGCGACAGTTACCGAATGACGGAACGTTTGACCAGGAGCAAAGTGTAAAAAGAGGTGCTAAGAAAGCCAAAGATTCAGGAGAAGCGTATTGCTTCGACTTATCAGCGGCTACTGATCGCCTACCGATTAGCATTCAGCGAGAGGCCCTAAATGGGTTACTCGGTTCTGAAGTAGCTAATTGCTGGGAGGGAATCCTCTTAGCAAGGAGTTATGCAATGAACCCAAAGCAAGCCTACCAATATGGTCTTGTCAAGTCTGACAAAGATCAGTTGGTGGTGAACTATGCCGTTGGACAACCAATGGGAGCTTATTCATCGTGGGCCATGCTGGCTTTAACTCATCATCTAATATTACAGTGATGTAATAGAAGAGTGGGTAAAGTAGCGCAATGGTACGACAATTACGAAGTTCTTGGAGATGATATAACTATTTTCGATAAGAAAGTAGCTGACCAGTACCTAGAAGTCATGCGACAACTAGGAGTGGGTATCAACCTAAGTAAATCGGTAATAAGTCCAACAGGGTCAACGATAGAGTTCGCGAAGAAGACAGTAAACAATGAGACCGATGTCTCAGGATTAAGCTGGAAAATGGTGAAGTCTCTTGCGGATTTCGCCTCAGGACGACTTGGTATGGCTATGTTCCTTGCCCGTAAAGGGTACGGAACAGTCCATAAGCTACTAAATATGCTCTTACCCTCGGGTAAAGCGTATATAGGAGTCAACAAGCCGAAATGGGTGAGAAACGCTTTAAACAAGTCCTTTACAGGCCTCGTTCAGAGACGAGCGGTAACACTGGAACAACTGTTCAAAATGCTGTTGGCAACTCGTGGGAGACATTCATGAGAATCTTCTCCTTGGTTGCCCCTCAGTCAAACTTTACCTTTAGTTGAAGAATCAATTAAAGGAGTTTCAAACATTTGGCGTGAGCCATATGCTTATGAAACGAGAATGACTGCGGAAAGATGGCAAGAGATTCATATGAATCTACAGGCGATCCTCGGTAAACGCTTGCTACATGAACTCTGACTCATCGATGTGATGTACATCAGAGATCGGGTAGCTCGTCATTGATATTCAATGACGGCGAGCAGCACTTCGACAGCGGATATAGAAGCAGCCAATTGAAAGCGAAATGCCAGAGATTGGTGAGTCTTCCTTGAAAGCCTCGGAGAGTGTTGGTTCGCGGATCCAATAGAACAGCTTAAGCTGGACTTGATAAAAGCGAAACTAATAGATGAGAAGCTACATCCACTTGACCATTCATGGTTATATGGAGTAACAACTCTACTTGGGCCTAAATCAGATTTATGGTTTAAAATCCTAAGTCTGACAGCACAAGAAATATTAGAGTTGCTTGTAAAAGTGCAAAGCTTTAAGGCGTCTCTTGAGACGGTAAAACCTGAGGGACAGAAAGCGGAAGAACAGGTCTTTTCTGACGTGATGCATGAAGTCATACGACTGACTGCAAAACCAAGAACTGATCAAGATTCATTAAGCAAGTATGAAACCAGGCGTACAATTACAGAGTATATGGACCGAGACGGAAGTCTAAAGAAATTCGAACAATATGAACGAATTCCAAGACATTTCGCAGGTCAGTATCTCGATATAACTATGGACGAAATGTTTGACATTTCATAGTAGTTAGTAATTGTGCGGGGGCATTCGGAACATCAAGTAAGTTTTCGGTAGAGAGCGGACTCTTCGGAGCAACCGTTTAGGGTGAACCCCAACTATTGAGACTTATTAGATAAGTACTGCAACGGCTTTGGAGAGATCAAACTCTTTAAAAGCGAAAACCTTACTTGGAAGCAAACTACGACGACTTCTATCTTCTTTAGATAGAGGCCCAGTGCGCGGTAATAAGTGAGAGGCTCTAGTTAGAGCGGGAAAAGGCAATAGACACTGAGTCTATGGACTTTCCTCTTCGACAAAGACTGGTTTGCTACAGTTACTCGGAATTCCACACCGTGAATTTCAGAGTAATGAAGACAACGCTAATCTCTGCGACGAACACTCCGAAAGGATGTCAGCGTAAGAGATGGGAGACTTGAAATACCTCCCTAGGCGACAGCAACATTACCCTTCCTTTGTCGGAAAGGCAAGCCCTACGGATAGGTGCTGCAAATGAAACGGTGCAAACCAATCAAAAGATTGTTAGGCTAACCGATATATCTATTGCAGTGATTACCGTAATAACGAGCATAAATTAGCACTGGTAGGCGAGAGGACAAGGGTAACCTTGCAACCTCTGAGGGTGAACCCCAACCTATTAGAGTTGTTTATACTAGTTATGAAATCTCGCGAGAGAAGTCGGCTCTGCTGAAAGGTGGAAACGACGAGACCGCAATGGCTATGGGCAACCCAGTCCATGACTGTTAAGGGTCTATAGAGATTTCTTTCTATAGTCTTAAGCAAGTTCACAGG